CAACTCGGAGATGGCTGTCTCACAGTTAGCCTTGCAATCTCCAACAGAATCAGGCCCATCACGGACCCAATTACAGGTTTCGAGTACAACTGCCAAGTCGAGAGGAGCAAACACTCGACCATCTTCTTCTCGGAAATGTCGCTTAAGATAAGCAACATCCCCGATTAAACGATGATCAGCCATTTCGTCTCCAGACTTGAGTTCATCTGTGTAGATCATGCCAATGTCCTTATAGGCGTCGGTGATAGTATTCTGGTTGAACCAGGGTGCAACTGAATCTGTAAAATTCACGACATTATCATCTCCATAAGAGACCATTGTCACAAAAGTTTGGAAATCAACATTACAACTAGCTCCTGCCTTTCTCTTACAAATATCGAAAACGATTCGCATCGAGACCGAGTTGTAAAATGAGTTTAGAGCCGTTGTGATGGGATTACCGGATGGTTGAGAGTGATTCATCATATAAAACACGCCATCACAAAGATGGACGGAATTAATGACTTCCATGAACAGAGTCTGCCTAATGAGAGCGTTCTCTGGTCCATCATCATACCATTCGTTAATCACATTAACAAATTCCCACATAATACAGGAATTCAACGTGCCATCGAACTTAGAAAAGTCACCAGCAATTACCTTCTTGCCTTTACGCTGAAGATAGTCACGAGTAGCCTTCCAATCGCCCGAGTACACATTAGTTCCCAATGATTGTTCGTTGTTAATTCGGTTTTCCATGATGTGAGCTAGGAATCCAAGGAAATACATTCGGAATGCGATGGTGAAATCCATTGGTCCGTTGCCAAAAGCACGAGTCTCCTGTGCTTCAACTTTCTTTAAGGCTCGGCGTTCGTCCTTCAAAGTATCAGTCCAAATGCAAGGCGTACGAGCACCTCTACGGGCAGCATCAATACGTGCTGTAACAGAGTTACGCACAACTTCGTCAAACACGTAATCACCATCTCCCAGCCACGCCGTCTTACCCTTTGTTCCACCAGGTCTGTAAAGGACCCAGGGAAACCCAGGGGAAGACGACCGGTTGATAGATGACAAGAACTCCGATTGATCACTCACTCCAGCTACCGCCTCTTCGAAAGACAAAACTTTCTGGAGGTGGGCCTTCGTACCATTGAACAACAGTGGTTTGTAACTGGCAACTGCTCGATCAATAGCCTCTTTAGGAATGTATGGTGTTTCCATCGCACACTTCTGCAGATTTTTATGAAGGAGATTTGTAGAGGGACTGAAGAGTACAGCTGGTCGCGTGATGGGTGCTGAAACCTGTCCATGAATGACTGATGGTCGGATGTCCGTGTTGCCAGGGACAAACACTTTCGTGTCACACTCACCCACATAAGTAAAAGTAGGGGCGGGCATGTTCAAAAGTTCAATCAAATACGAGGTATCAAACAACTCATTTACTGGCAGCTGTGCTTCTGAAAATTGGAAGTTTGCCATGTTGTCGAGATCAGTTATGATTACAGAGTCGAATTGCTTAAGGCATCTGACAAGGTCGCTGTTTGAAACAGCTTGGGCATACGAACGGTGCCCGTCAACGAGGGCCAGAACATGAATTCCAGCAATCTTTCGCAAGCAGGTAGGCTCTTGCAAAATGAGTGGCGCACCGCAGTCTCCATTTGTAGTTGGGAGATCATATTCATAACCATCTCGGAATTCCACTACTTCACCCTCAATGGTGAAGTCTTGTCGATCGACAGACTTAGCCACCTTGTTGCCAAGGATCATTCCTAGCGTACGTTTTCCGTCATTTCTGACAGTGTACAGATTAATCGTTGCTCTGGTCCATTTCAGGTCTTGATTGGTTTGAAAATGCTTAACAATGTCCGAGTAAGAACCCACATAACGCGGGAACTGAATCAAACAAGCATCTTTTGGAAGTCCATGTGGATGTGTTGCGGTCGGTCGTGAAAACAATTGCTTATACGTGCAAACTGAAAAAGGCAGGGTGAAACGAGCACCACTCACATTCTCGATTCTGATCAACGTTGAGTTTTTCAGAGCCGGAATGAGATGGTACGGTACGAGCATGACACTGTCTCGGATAAAGAGTCCGTTTAACAGTGGCACCCAGGTGTCATCATCCCTCTTCTTCAAGATCTTAAAAGTATTTGTAAT